CGAGCAGTAGCAGTGTCAACGCAAGGGAGGTAAAAGGCTGGGAAAAAACCATCAAACCCAGCCATCATGCCAAGTGAATCAGAACGCAACCTCCTCATCAATAGGTTTGCGGCGATCAGGATCTCCGTTATTGCGCTCCGGCAGAGTGAAATCACTGGCATCCATGTAAATGGATGAATAATCCGTGCCGTCTTTTTTCTTTTTGCCGCTGATTTGCCTTACAGATCCGATAATTGTTACTTGGCGCCCGTCTGCCATGTAGTTAGAGACGGTTTCGATTCGCTTTCCGTAGAAAACAGCGTTGATGTAATGAGTTTGCTTACCGTTGGTGGTTTTAGAGCGGATGGTGACAGTGGCACGTTTGCCGTACTCAGTGTCTTCGATTTTGGGTTCGCCAGTGATGTAGCCGCTGGCAGTGATCGTAAGCATGTTCAGATTGCGAAGTTAATCGCCTTAGGAAGTGAGGTGTTCTCAAGAGAGCAGTAAGCGTTAAGACGTTCGATGAACTCTTGCGCCTTTGCTTTCAGCTCTTGCTTGTCTAGAACGTGAATGTGTGGTTCACGCCAGTCATAGCAAACACAGATTACACCTTGAGTTATCTGATTGTCAAGCTCGCCTTTCTTTACAGCAAGATTGTGAGCAAGTGCATATGCAGCGATCTGAACCTCAGCTTCTTTGTAGTGCGACATGGATTTGGGTTTTTTCTTGACGCCTTCTTCTTTATACGAGCGCACCGTTTTCCAGTCCCAAATTGTGTACTTTCCGTCCCAGTTCAAGCGAAGGTCAGCAGTGCCTGCATAACCAAGATCACAGAACAGCTCTTCTTCCATGAGGAATGATGGAGCGCTGACTTCGTTCTTGAAGTTTTGAGACTTAATCAGTTCCAAAACAGGCGATAAGTATGAGATGTACTCATGGATGTTGTATTCCATGATCTCATCCATAGTGGCGTGATCCATTTTGTGTTTATCTGCATCGCCGGTAAAAAATAATTCGGCTTCGGCGTGAATGATTGTCCCCCGACGCTGGGCTCTCTCCATAATCTCTTGCCAGTTTGGCTCCATCTGCCGCCAAATATCCAAGCCCTTCATCTTGTTGGGATTGAATAATTCAGAGGTGCGCCCCAGGACAGTGCTCACTGAAGCATATTGCTTGTCATCTTTTATGTAAAAGCCAGATCCAGGATGCGCCATTAGCTGAATTAGAGAAGTGACGTGCTTGACAGAAGGTAGTCAGCCGCCTGCCAATACCCATTATCCCTCAAGTCGCCAATAATTGCAAGTAATGCACGTTTTGCTTCAGGCGCCCATTCCTCTGGCACGGGTTCTTTCATGTTGGGAGAAATGGCGCAGCAAAGCTTTGTGTCTAGTTCTGTCATGAAGGATTAGCGAAGGTGACTACTAGGCTTCAAGCTCGTCAGCAATTTCTTGGAGCACGGCAAGAGCATCTTTCCATCCATCAACATAACTTTGGTGAACGCAGTCAATGTCTTCAATGTGAGCTTTTGGATGTGCTTGATCCGCAGCAGCTCGCAGGGCGGCAGCAGCAATAAGTTCAGGCTTGTCAACAGTTTCCCAAGGTTCAAAAGCGGCGTCGTACACCGCCTGCGCAGCAGGTGAAAGTTCAGTCATCGAGCTGCTCCAAAGCGCGAAGAAGGATGTTGTGGTGAGCTGCGTCAAGATTCGCGTCATCCAAAACCAACAGCGCCTGCTCCTTCAAGCTCGGCGGCTTGGGCCGGCGGGCTGCCATAATGCCGGCCACGGTTAGGCCGTCAAAATACCGATCTTTTTCTGGTAAAGCCGCTTCACCCGCTAACTGGATGATCGCCTCCAGCTCTTGGTCTGCGCCCCATTGTGCGGCTTCTAGGAGGATGGCAGGTACATCGGCGCCCATGGTCTCGATACGTGCTTGCCACGCATCCATTTGCCACTGCGGTGGGGTGATTGGATGTTGTTGTGTCATGGGTGATTAGTGATTATGAGAAGTGAACACGAAGACAGCCAGGTAAGCGACGCATAATAAAGTTGTGATCATGCTTGACAAGCCCGTCTGGAAGTTCAACCTCAAGAGTGAATACCGTGTAGCCACACTCAGGGCATTTGCGTTTTCGCAGGATTGACTCAGATGTATCACGGCATGTTCTGTCAACGTTGATTCGCTCGTGATCGCAGTTAGCGCATCTCATCAGGGCTTCAGCAAACCAGCAGTTGCAAGCCTATCTCTTACTATTTGATATGGCGTTTCGTCGCGGAAGTAAAGACTGAATAAATAGCGTGGGCCATCAAGATTAACAACGCAGTGTTGCTCTTGATTATTGAACAAGTAAAGCGTTTCTGGTTTATACTTCAGTTCAACGATGCTCATGTTTTGAAAGTCAAGATCTTGGCCAAATAAAGTATGGCTGTTGTGATCTTGGCTGATCAGCATGTTCAGACAGCACTGTCTAATGCTGTCCCTGTGCCATTTGTAGAAATTCGATGGGCGTATCATCAAAAGCCCAAGCCTTGCGATTGGCTGAACATGATGCACGAGTTTCAGCGCAGCATCTGATTGAATCAGATTTGGGTCAAGTTCAATGGCATGAAAGCCAAAGTGATCAGACCAAACTTGCTTCTCCTTGTCGATTGAGTTGATCTCATCAAGGAGCCAATCAGGCTGATAGCTAAGCTCTCTGAAATAAGGGTCAGCCATGGTTTTTTGATTCAAGCTCACTGGCTAGAACTGCTGCTGATCTTAGCAAAGTTGAAAGTGTAATCGGCTTCATTCTGCGTTCTGTTGCATACCGCAGCGCCCAGCGAAAACCCATAGAGACATTGCCTCCGCCGAGTTGCCTGGCCTGTTCGATTTCTTCACGACTCATGCGAATGTTTACCGTGAAGTTGCGCCCCTTTCCTTTGGGTCGCCGATCCGATTGAAGTGGCAGTTCTGGCATCTAATTGTGAATGGTGGCGATGTAAAAAATTCCAATGGACACTGCACTAAAAATGCAAATTGATAGCGTGATGATGTTCTCCATCAGATGATCGTTCGCGTTTGATGATTCGGGTCTGTTTCGTCTAGATGACATTCTGGGCCAAAACCAGTGGTTAGGTGTTCTTCTGTTAGCGATGACTGAGGTTGTGGATCATCAACCTGAGTTTCGTTGACCTCAAAGCTGTTCAACCATTCCCTGAGCCTGTCGCCGGTTGGTGTTTTAGCTGGCCAAGAGCAAAATTTCAATAGCTCTTTGCGTGTGCGAAAGCACATAGATACGTTGGGCTTCCAGGCAACAAACAAAGCGCCATTCCACCTGTCGTACTGCCTTTCAATTCGCAGGCCAGTTACTTGAAAAGTGTCTCGCTTCATGACAAAGAATCAGTTGTTCCAGTGCCGAATAACGCCTGCACATATAAAAACATTCGTGATCATATATGCAAGCAGGATGGAGAAGCGCACCATTGCAACTTGATCTGCGATCCGATTGTGATAGTGCGCTTTCTCACCAAGAGCTTTAGCGATGATTCGCCACCAGTGCTTCAATCGCAATCCTCCAGTTCGTAAACAATGTCGATGATGTCTTGTCGAATGCCGTTAGCGCCGTTAATTCGCGTTGCAAGTGCTGAAAGAGCAGCTGCTATGCAGTGTTCTTTCCAGTTTTTATGAAGCACTCCGCTATCGCAGATTTCGTCATAGCGCTCACAGAACGCTTTGAGAATTGCATTTGCGGCGGGTGAAAGTTCAGTCATGAGAGCGGTAGCGGGGGTGAAGGTTGCCGTCTTTATCAGTGAAGCCAGCTTCAAACAGAAATTGCCGAGCGGCTTCCTTGTCGCCATTCAAGGCGCGGGTCAGGAGGGATGGAGCAGTGAGTTCAGTGGCAAGCATTTCAAGGGTGTCAGTCGTGACTCCGTGCCAGTACTCGTCACCGTCGCTGTAGTTATCCCAAGTGACAGCAAGGTGCAGCAACACATTGGCAATGCCCTCCTGAACGCTTTCGCCGTACTCAAACTCTTCGATTAGACGCTGGGCGCGGGAGGTGAGGTGGTCAGTCATCAATCGGCTCCATATAGACGCGCACATTGCGGCCAAAGCCGCAGGTGCCCCAGCGGATGCACCACTTGTTGACCCAAGGCCAGACATTCCCCATCCAGAGGCGTTCAACGTTGTTGGAATTGAACCACCAGAACTGACCAATGCGGCCAGCATCTGAGTCAATGTTGAAGTCAGTCATCGAGTTGCTCTAGTGCGCGGCGAAGATCTTGCAAAATCTCAGGCAGGTAATACCCATCCCGCTCCATCACGTCTAGGTGTTTCAAGGATTGCTCCTTCAAGCTCGGCGGCTTGGGGCGGCGGGCTTCACGCAGAGCCATGGGAATTTCCCAGCGCCCTACGTTTTGCTCCAGCCATTCACAGCACGCCTGCAGCTCCTGGCCTGCACCCCATTGAGCAGCTTGCTCTGCTATGTAGCTTTCGTAAAACCATGTATCTTCGTCGTACTCTGTACGCTCCATCCACTTGCGTACTAGCTCCGGCGGTGGGGTGATGGGATGTTGTTGTGTCATGGCTTTTTGTTGTTAAGCAACTTGTTGAAATTGACCTCTCGTTGCTTATCCCATTTTTTATCACCCTGCGCTTTACCACGCAAGAATGACTCTTGAGACTGCCCAGGTTTAGGACCACGAGAGGGAAGGCGCGTGACCTTCCATTGAATTGGTTCAGTCATCACCAAAAGCTTCCTCAGCTGCTTTTGCAAGCTCGTCAATCGAATTTGCCGCGCTTACTTGATCCTTCACGGGCTCAGGGATAATTTGCGCCCCCTTGCTGTTCTTGCCAAGATTGAACATCTTGATGTGATCAGGGCCAACAGCTTTCAGCAAAGCAGTTGCTTTGTTTTCTGCAATCTCAGAAATTGTTGCAGCCTCTGTGATCGCCAGCACTGTTTTGATGCCATAGGGCGTGATGCCCAGATCAGTAAGCTTGGCCTCCAGCTTGTCCTGCAGGGAAGGTTCAGAGGCGGCAGGGGCTGGGGCTGGAGTAGGCGCAGGAGCTGCAGCGCGTTTCTGGGCAGGGGCGGGAGCGTTGGAATCGCTGCCCAGCACGGCATCAAGGGCATCGTGCTCAACGATCTCCATTGCCGTCACCCACAGGTAACGACGCAGATAGGTTTGCACTGCGCCGAGATTCTGAATTTCGTGTGCGCCTTTGAGCGCTGCAGACGACATGGGCGACGAGATCATGATCTTGTTATCTGGCTTCTCGCAGTCGTAAATCGTCAGGACAGCCTGCTCTGTGCCATAGCTAACGACACCACAAATACCAAGCTTCAAAAAGATTTCTTGAACAGTTGGCAGAAAATCGCCAAGTTCAAAGTAGTTGTATCCAGCAAATTTGTTTTTACCGCTTTTCGTGAGCTTTGTGCCCTGCAGTGCGATGCGTGCCTGCATGAGCTTCTGATGAACCGACACGTTTTCTGAGTGGTCGAGTGGACAAAGCATAAGGTAACATCACGTAGCACGACCCGTCAAGCCTTAGTTGCAAAATGCCCACACGAGCGTCAACTTCTCTTAATCGCATTCTCCGTGTGTGCGTCAACCTGCTTTTTGAGAAGGGCGAGAGCGTTCAAGCAGTATCAAATTTGATGCAGGGGTTTGTTGATAGAAGAATGATTCAGGAGTGGTATGAGAAATACTGCGAGATCAATGGAATTGCAACAGAAGAAAACTCTGACAATAGGCATCTAACAAGAAAGATTCCTGTTGCGCCGATTGATTTTGAGAAGGTGACGCTGGATGAATTTGAAAAGCGAAAGGACAGCAACTGGGATGAGTTCTGACGCTTCTAAGCTTTCTCGTTGCGCCCCAGCTTTTTCTTTTTCTTTTTCGCCGCTGTTTTTTCTTTATCTGCCTCCTTGGGTTTGACGTAAGGATTCTCGTGAATGTCGATAAACACTTCTGCGAATCCAGGAGGTGTCAATCTGTCGTGGACGGTGAAAATGGCTGTCCAGTTAGGAAGCGGCCCCGGCTGTCTCGATGCCGGGGTGAATGGACCCTGTTTTTCGCCTGCTGGCTCATTGTCGCCCATCTGCAATTCCCTGGCTCGTAATTGCCGTCATTATCAATCCTGTCAATAGTAAGTTTTGGATCAGGCCTTGGTCCCATTTCGACCGGCGCTGGAGAGATCTTTGTCTTCGGGGACTCCATTCACGCCGAAGTGCAACACTTCAAAAGCATACATCAATTTGATATTCTCATCCATCACACGCATCAATCCTTGAATTTTCTCAATCTCTTTTAGATAGTCGATGATGTATCTTTTGTTCGCAGTTATGTATTGATAAAGAAGGGCGAGCAAGGAATTAGCTTTTACCGTGAATCCTTTATTCACCCTGAATAGCTCCAGCGTCATGTCATGAAAAGATTCTTCTTGCTTGATTAGATACAAAAACGCATTCAAGGCGTCACGCTTTTTGATGAACGTGCGAGTCACACTCACGCACTTTCTCCTGTAAGCTCTCTTGTCTTCATAGGGCAAAAATCTGTAATCAAAGTCATCTATTAACGCAAAACCAAAAGAGTTATTTGCAAATCCACATTGATGCGAGAATAAAGCGTAAACGTTTGAGCCGACTTTTACCTTGTCGCCGATCTTCAAATGCTGAGGCGGCGCAAAAGATGTGCCGTCATAGCAAAATATCATTTCATCATTCCATCTGCATTTATCATCTTTATTGCGACTGCAAACTGGACAGGGCTCTCGGCGCGATGAATGTTTCATAATTGACTCATCGAATCAAGCATTGCATAGAACTCGGCGGCGAATGTTGCATTGCACGTTCCCGTCGCACCTTGTCTATTTTTTACAACGGCGTACTCATAGCAAAGTGGGTCTTCTTCTTTGTTGTAGTAGTATGGCCAGTAATTCATAATTACAACGTCAGCATCTTCTTCGATGCGCCCTGATTCACGAAGATCCGAAAGCATTGGGCGTTTGTTGTCGCGCATTTCAACGCCCCTGTTGAGCTGACAGACGGCGAGAATGTCAACTCCTGTCTGCAGCGCAACTGTTTTCAGGCGTCGTGTTGCCTTGCCAACAGCCAGTGCCCTGTTTTCACTTGAGACTTTTTCTGAATCAAGATCAAGCAAAGTAAGATAATCAATTACAACTAAGCCCAGGTCTTTATTTTTGCGCTTTTCCGTCTTGATCTTAGATACTACTTGATCTGGTGTAACGTCGTAAGTTTTTGCAAAGATCAGATTCTTTGCAATCTCGTCTAATTGCATTTCTCTGATTCGATCCGCCTGCATCTTGTCATTTGCTTGTCGAATGATGTGTGCATAAGACAAAGGATTGCGTGCATTGTTTTCTATGCAATTAAGATAGTCCATGCAACTTATCATTCTATCGCACACTTCTTTTTCTGACATCTCAAGCGTATAGAACAATACTTTGCAATTCTTCATTGCAACATCAAGTGCAAGATTCATTGCCCAGGTTGATTTGCCAGAACCCGGTCGTCCTGCCACAACGATCAGTCTTCCCTTGTCGGCGCTGTCGGGGTGACGGATGCCTCCGCCCAGGCAGCTGTTCAGCCCGCTGAAACGGGTCTGCAAGACCCTGTTGAGCAGCTTTGGCCCCAGGAGTATCTCTCGTGAGGCGAGAAGGGGGTGCAGGGCCTCCTGAGCGAGGTCGTTGCCATCGAGCAGCTCGGCGGCATGAAGAACATTCGCAAGAGCAATTTTTGATTCAGCCTGACTGCAGCTTTTATTTACAAGATCAAGTGAAGTTGCAAGGTAATCTTTGATGAGACGGCGTGAACGGTGAAATTTCCAAATGGGCAGAATTTGAAAACGCCAGGTATCTAAGTCATTTTCAATCGGCAG